TAGACGTAAGCTAGATAAAGAAGGCGTAGACCGTAAGGGTAAAGATGTTGCCCACGTTAAAGCTTTGTCTAAGGGTGGCTCTAACAAAGACGGCCTGAAGGTAGAAAGCGCGTCAGCTAACCGTTCGTTTAAGCGTAACTCGAAGCACCAGCTGGTATCTGAGACGAGTACTAGGGAGCGCAAAAAATGAGTGCGATAAACCATATATGGTCTACCCCTGCTGTAACTACATCCTCAACACCCCTGCAAGGGCATAACCAAGCTGCTAACCAGTCAGCGCAAAACGTGTATATAACGCCAGCAGTCGGGACTTCAAACACCTACGTTGTTAGCGGCGGTGGCGGGGTTCACATAGGTACAGGGCAGCATACGTGGCCGACGCAGCCCCATATAGTTATGAGCGGTGATCTAGAAGACCCTATATTCGACATGCCTATAGAGTCACTGCGCGCAGCTTGGCTAGCATGCTTTGGTTCTGGCTGGATAGATGTATCGAAGGTGCAGGAAAAAACTATGCACCTTATTTATACGAGACTAGTCGCAATAGGAGAGATAGAGCAAATCAATGTAATGGACAGCTATACCCCTAAAGCCCGACTAATTAAGCGTGAAGCAAAGTGCGAAACATAGACAATAAGGTACTCGTGATTAGAACTAGACGACCACATCTAGTCACCGAGAAGATCAAGAAAAGCAAGATCATCGGGTGGCTACCTGATGGGCTGCACGACGTTGCTGTTTATTTTGGGCTGAAAGAAGTACAGGAGCTAGCTAAGCTAAACATCAAAGACGTACCCAGCACCATCACAAGAGACTATAACTGGCCGGGGCTGCATAAACCGTTCGAGCATCAAAAAACTACCGCGTCGTTCCTTACCCTACGGCAACGCGCATTCTGTTTTAACGAGCAGGGTACAGGTAAGACAGCGGCAGTAATCTGGGCAGCGGACTATCTGATGAATATAGGGGCGATCAAGCGTGTCCTTATCATCTGCCCTTTGTCGATTATGAAGTCTGCATGGCAAGCAGACATGTTTAAATTTGCAGTACATCGCACCTGTGACGTAGCGTACGGCAAGAAAGATCAGCGGGTTAAAGTAATACAGAGCGACACAGAGTTCGTCATTATCAATTTCGACGGCGTAGACATAGTAAAAGACGAGATTGCTAAAGGTGGATTCGACCTGATCGTAGCCGATGAAGCTTCTGCCTATAAGAACATGCAGACTAATAGGTGGAAGGCGCTAAAGTCCCTTGTGACTCCTAACACATGGCTATGGATGTTGACGGGTACGCCAGCTGCGCAGTCACCTGTAGATGCGTACGGCCTAGCTAAGCTGGTAAATCCTGACGGGGTGCCTAAGTTCTTCGGGCAGTTCCGCGATAAGGTCATGGAGAAGGTAGGGCAGTTCCGCTGGATACCTCGGCAGAATGCAGAGTTAACTGTACATAACGCACTACAGCCAGCTATCCGGTTCGAGAAGGCGCAATGTCTAGACCTACCGGAGGTTACGTACGTAGAGCGTGAGGCACCGCTGACCCCGACCCAGAAGCTGTACTACAAGCTGATGAAGGAGCAGATGATCTTCGAGGCGGCGGGGGAGGATGTTACTTCGGTTAATGCGGCGGTAAAGATCAACAAGCTACTGCAGATTTCGGGCGGCGCGGTCTACTCGGACGAGAAAGAGGTAGTCGAGTTTGACGTAAGTAACAGGCTGAACGTGGTGCAGGAGGTTATCGAAGAGGCAAGCCACAAAGTGCTGGTGTTTGTGCCGTTCTCGCACACGATAACTTTGCTTAAAGAGCATCTGACAAAGGCGGGCATAACGTCGGACGTTATTAGCGGGCAGGTATCCGTTAACAAAAGACACGACATCATCAAGAGGTTTCAGGAAGAGAAAGACCCTAAGGTACTTATCATCCAGCCTCAGGCGGCGTCGCATGGCCTTACGTTAACCGCAGCTAATACCGTCATCTGGTATGCACCAGTTACCAGTGTAGAAACGTATCTACAAGCCAACGCTAGGATTAATAGGCCGGGGCAGAAGAACGCCATGACTATTGTTCATGTGAAAGGCTCAGAAGTAGAGACACGGATGTACAGTATGTTGCGGAACAACATAACAAACCATACAAAAATAATCGAGCTTTACAAGCAGGAACTTGGTGTATGATGAAGTTTCGTAGTGAGTGAAGTGCTGAGTAGCCCAGCGGGAGGTGGCGCATATAACACCCGCAGCAGGGGCTGGCTAATCCTTTCGGCTTCTTGTTACTCCCGGCCAGTGACCCTGCACCCTACAACTAGAAGGAGCTAATGATGAAACGTATTATCTACGCCTTACCGCTGGCGCTGTGTTCGTGCGCCATGTTCAATAACCCGTATGAGCCGCCTAACTCTGAACTTATTGTTGACAGGCAAATACGCGGCATGAGTCGTAACGAAGTCATTATGGCTATTAACGAATGTGAAGCTAATCGCACTCGTGCAGTAGTCATCATGGCAAAACAGAAAGTCTCAGGCAGAACCACAGATGTAGTAACAGATGTGACCTGCGCCCCTAAATATACCTACTAGGAGGCAGTATGAGCGATGTATCTGTTAACGAGCTGACTACTATTTACCTAAAGATTCGTGACAAACGTGAAGAGATAAAACGTAGCTACGAAGACGAAGATAAACAGCTAGCTGAGCAGATGGATATTGTCGAAGCCCAGCTGCTAGAGGTATTCAAGGAAACAGACTCGTCCAGTATTAAAACAGATGCCGGTACAGTAATGCGCCGTGTGGCTACAAGGTACTGGACGAACGACTGGGATTCGATGTATAACTTCATTAAAGAACAAGATGCTTATGGTTTACTGGAGCGACGTATACACCAGACGAACATGAAGCAGTTCTTAGAAGAGAACCCCGACGTTTTTCCTCCCGGTATGCTAGCTGACAGTACGTACAAAGTCACAGTACGAAGGGGGAAAGGTGGAGGATAACGAAGAGTATAGAACCCGTGTAAGACATGCAGCACTAGACTTTGCGTTACGGTATTTTGGGCAAGGTAACGCACAACACGTAAGACAGTCAGAGTTACTGCAGACAGCAGTGCAAATAGAAAACTATCTCATAACAGGAGCTACCAGAAATGAGCAACGACATATCGATTTTTAAGAACCGTGATGTAGCAGTCGTCGGTAAGAAAGCGCCCAGCGCACTGACCCAGAGCCTGATGAAGGCTAACCGATTGAAGCGCATCTCCCCCCGTAACGGCAAGTTCGTACGTGTAGTTAACGGCGATGCAGCAGGTAAGTTTAACTCCCCGCTTCGCGTGGTACTCGTAGGTGTGGCACAGGCTACAGCACAGCGCACCTTCTACCTAAAGTCCTACGACCCTAATGCGGAAGCTACTGCGCCTGACTGCTGGACTAACGACGGCAACGTGCCGGACGCTAGCATCAAAGCACCGCAGTCGAAGAAGTGCGAGACATGCCCTCAGAATGTAAAGGGTTCCGGTCAAGGTAACACTCGCGCATGCCGCTTCGAGCGCCGTGTAGCAGTCATCCTGCCTGATGAAGTAGGCGGCAATAACCACGGCGATATTTACCAGCTTCGCCTCGCATCAAAATCTATCTTTGGTAAAGGCGTAGGCCAGCTATTCCCGCTGAACGCTTATATCGATTACGTCATCGCTAACGGTGAAAACATCGACGGCGTAGTTACTGAGCTTAGCTTCGACGAGGATGACAATCAGATCGTGCGCTTCCGCGCAGTAGACTTTGTAGCGTCGCACCCCGACCTGCAAGCTGTTGTAGACGAAGCAGTTAATTCACCCGAAGTCAGTAAGGCTGTAACCATGACGGTAGCAGTCATAGATAAAGGTGAAGACAACGATGAAGAGTTTGAAAGTCCGCCGAAGCAAAGTGCTAAGGTACAGGTGGAAGAAGCAGAGGAAGCAGCTATCGCTGAGCCTACGAAGCGTTCGAGCAAGAAAGCGACGCCAGCGCCTACGACGGGCAAGAGCTTGGCTGACGTTGTTGATGCTTGGAGCAACGACGAGTAATTGATTCTCGCGCCGCACCTTGCGGCTTTGGGAGGGGGCAACCCCTCCCTTTTTTTCCGGTTTAAATATGGCTAACTTCGACCTGTTAGATACAGTACTGTCCCCGCAAGGATGGTACGCAGTAGTAGGTATTAAGGGGAAGAAAGTTGACCAGCATCTTGTAGAGACTAGAGAAGAGGTAGACGATCTAGTTCAGGATTTACTGAGTAAAAAGAACGATGTGTACTTTGGGTGCGCTAAGTATGCAACGGGGGAGAACCGCACCAAGTCTAACGCTGCCTACTTCAAGGCATTGTGGATAGATATTGACTGCGGGGAAAGTAAAGCCGCCGAGGGCGATGGGTACGTAGACCAAGCCACCGGGTTACAAGAGCTGCAACGCTTCTGCAAAACTATAGGTCTGCCCAGACCCGCCGTAGTGAACTCAGGGCGCGGGATACACGCCTACTGGCCGCTGACTACGACGATAGATAAAAGCGAATGGGAACCGCTAAGCGATAGATTAAAAGAACTATGTAAGACGCATGAGCTACTCGTAGACCCAGCCTGCTTTGAGGCCGCGCGTATCTTGCGGGTGCCGGGAACTCTGAACTTCAAGGATGACCCAGCCCTTCCGGTATCTCTAATAGCTGGAGCGGATGAAACTGAGCCAGCTGAGCTACGCATCATCATGGGGGTGACAGAGCAGAAGAAGTTCACTCCCCGCCCGGCGATACAGCGCAGCGCCCTGACGCAATCTTTGATGGCGAACCGCATCTCTAAGTTCAAGACCATCATGATGAAGTCTGCTAAGGGCGAGGGATGCCAGCAGCTTGTTCATTGCTTCCAGAATCAGGACACGATCAGCTATAACCTTTGGCGTAGCGCCTTGTCGATTACGGCATTCTGCGAGGAAGGTGCATCAGCTGCGCACAAGATGTCGGAGAAGTACCCCGGCTACGACCCTGAAGAAGTAGAAATGAAGGTGCAAGACCTTCAGCGTAGAGGCGGACCCCACTTCTGCGAAACGTTCGAGAAAGAGAATCCCGGCGGCTGCGCAGGCTGCCCCCACCTCGGTAAGATTACTACGCCTATTCTGCTAGGTAAAGAGATAGCGCAGGCCGAAGAGACCGAGGAAGGCACCTACGAAGTCGAGGATGAGGAAGAGGAAGTTTCTTACAGTATCCCGGCGTTCCCGTTTCCTTACTTCAGGGGTAAGGCTGGCGGCATCTATCGGAGCAACGGCGACGAAGACCCTGTGCTGGTGTACGAGCATGACTTGTACGTGGTTAAGCGCATGCGCGACCCAGAGATAGGGGAGACAGTGCTTCTGAGGCTGCACCTGCCTCGGGACGAGGTCAAAGAGTTCACCATGCCTGCAAGCGCGCTAACCGGTAAGGACGAGCCTAAAAAGCTACTAGGGCAGCATGGCGTACTGGCTAGGGGCGCTCAGATGGACAACATCATCGGGTTCATTATTTCTTGCGCAAAAGACATTCAGCTATCTAGAAAGGCAGAACAAATGAGAACACAGTTTGGCTGGACTGATAACGACAGTAAGTTCATTATCGGAGACAAGGAAGTAACAGCAGAGGGTATTTACTACAGCCCCCCGTCATCGCAGACCAAAGACATAGCGCAGTTCATGACGGCGGTAGGTTCGTTAGAAAAGTGGAAGGAAGCTTTTAACATGTATGCAAGGCCGGGGCTGGAGCCTAACGCCTTCGCCGCCCTGACAGCTTTCGGGTCACCTTTACTAAAGTTTATGGGGCTGAACGGCGCGATCATCAACGTCATTTTCAAGCACTCGGGTAGCGGTAAGTCCACGACCCTCTATATGTGCAACAGCGTCTACGGACACCCCGAGAGGCTGGCGGCTATTCCCCGTGACACGATGAATGCCCGTATGCACATGCTCGGCGTTATGAATAATCTCCCGTTCACGATGGACGAGATTACGAACATGAAGCCCGATGAGTTCTCTGACATGGCCTACGCTATGTCTCAGGGGCGGGGCAAGAACCGGCAGAAGGCATCGGCCAACGAGCTGCGCATTAACAATACGACATGGCAAAATATTACATTGTCCAGCGCTAATGCCAGCTTCTACGAGAAACTAAGCAGCCTGAAGAATACCCCCGATGGTGAGTTCATGCGCCTTATCGAATATGAAATTGGATATAGCGATGCTATATCCGTCGAAGAAGGCAAGGCTATGTTTGACCACCAGCTGCGCGAAAACTATGGGCATGCGGGAGAAATATACGTTCAATGGCTTGTGGGTAATAAAGAAGACGCAGTACAGCAGCTGCTCGGCCTGCAAGCCAAGATCGACAAAGAGCTGCGCCTGACCCAGCGGGAGCGTTTCTGGTCGGCGGTCGTTGCATGTAACATCATGGGCGGCCTGATTGCTAAGTCTCTAGGGCTGATCGACTTTGATATGAAGGCGATCTACAAGTGGGCATGCAACATGATTCGTGATGTGCGCGAGGAAAGCACCGCCCCTGCAGACGACGCATCGAGCGTTATCGGTGACTTCATCAACCGCCACATGCGTAACATCCTCGTGGTCAACGCCGAAGCTGACGCCCGGACTAAACTGCACTCCGCGCCCCTGCAGGAGCCCTACGGCGATCTGATAATCCGCTACGAGCCCGACACTAAGAAGATGTACATCGTGGCTAAAGCATTCAAGGATGACTGCGTAGAGCGGCAGGTTAGCTACCGCGATACGCTAAAGCAGCTAGGCGCGAAAGGTGTGTACACAGGAAGCATGACACGCCGCATGACTACTGGCACCCGCATCAAAGGCTTGCCTGTGCATGTGATGCAGTTCGACTGCAACACCCCGGACTTTATCAACGTCGATGACTACGTGCCTACGGGAGAAGGCGATGAAGGTAGCCGGAGTAACGTATCAAATTAACTGGGCTAAGTTTAAGAAGGGGCATTCATTCTTTGTCCCTTGTTTACATTGCCCTAGCGCAATCAAAGAAATGGAACCTGTTTTCCGCAGGTTAAAGATGAAGTTTCTTACAAAGTGCGTGATAGAAAACGGTATAAGAGGTGTGCGAATTTGGAGAATGTGATATAAATCGCGTAACGGACGTTGTTAGCTCCTTCGCCCGTTGGTCTCCAAAAGCAACGTTGCCCCCGGCTAGTCCGGGGGTTTTTTTATCTTGCTTTGTCCATATCCGCTAACGACTTTTCACGAATGCGTTCTATCTCGTAGAACTTCTCGTCAAGCTTCAAGCCCCGCAGCATCTTACGTTTATCATCTACCTTACCATCACGATAGTCAGAATAAGCTTTAGCGTCTATGCGTAAATCAGGGTGAGGGAACTGCTTATTAAACTTAAGCATTTCGTCTAGCACTTTATCCTGAAGTTTTTCATCCCCCAGCTGCTCTGCCTTAAACAGACGCCGCATTAAGTCGGTTTTGTGGGCGCTAACTTCTTTAACTTTTTTGTTGTACAAAGCATCGATTTCTTCTAGGCGCGCGAGGTCGGCAGGCTTATAGCCTAGCACCTGCATTAGCAACTCCATCTTCGTAAACTCTTCAGGGTATTTCTTAACGTCTAAGTTACGAGTACGTGCGCCGTCTTCTGTGTAACGGTAAGCTGTGGCTATATCACCTGCTATGCTTGGTAAGCCGCCACTCAGAGCCCGACGCCAATCTCCTTCATTCCAATCCTTAGCAGCTTGCCGCATCTTCGTAACAATGCTGCCAGTAGCACCGAAATAGCCTGCTACTAAGTTAGCCGGGAGGTTGTCAAAGAACGCCTCATCGGGCATTTCCCTAAACAGCAAGTCGCCTTCTGATATAGAACTAGCAATATCGCCGCCCGTAACAGTATTAAATACCCCCGAGCGAAGTATGTCGCTTACGTCGTAATCTCCTATCTTAATGTTGCCGAAGCGTTTAGGTATGGCAACTTCCGTGAACCATTTCATTATGTCTAAGTTTTTAAGGAAGTCATCATCGTCTTCGTCACCGCCAAAACCAGCAAACTGTAGTAAATGTCTTGCAAAGCTATAACCTAGTAGCGCCATGGATACGCCAAACGCCCCTTTTACACCAGCGCCTAGCATGCCCATAATCCACGACTCCGCTAACGCAAGGGCAGCACCGCGTCGAGTCTCTTTAGGCAGTGGGTCTATCATGGCCTTAATGTTACGGATGTAATAAATACCCGTAAACATCGCCCACTTTTTAAAGTTAGCGGGTAGCAAGAACGCCGTGTTTTTCATCCACGCAGGGGCGTTCTCGTTAGAGTAGTTATACAGCGCTTCTTCAGTTATATCATGTGCAAAATCAAACGCTTCGTCCTCAGACATTACTTTAGTCTGTCCACGTATAGGCACCGTACGTGCTAACTTATACGCATTTAAGAAAGTTAATTCCCGTACCAGACGTTCTGAGCCGTGGTTAAGTGAACCTAACACTCGATTGGCGTACTCAAGGGCTAGTCCCGGCTTAGACATCGTAGCCGCACGTTTTTGCAGCAGCAGGTTATATGTCTGAGAATCTTGCGACGTGATACCCCGGTACAACATTTTTTGTACTACACGTACAAGCTCCGGGTCTGCACGAACTACTTTAGACGATGCAAACGAAGGTAGCGTATACGTAATATTGCCTTGTTCATCTTTACGAGTGACGCCAATCTGGTTCAGCATTTCTTTGCCAAACATGTCGCTAACTGACTTATGCGCTGCTACTACGCCGAAGTACTTTGATAGCACCGGCACAGTACGCGAAGGAACCGCCCAGACGTTAGCAACTACATGCCGTATACGGGTCATGTAGAACAAATAGCCTACTTTAGTGGCGGTCTTTACCGCCGCTCTAACCACAGAATCCGCATCGTCGCTAGGTTTTAAATTTTCGTCGTAACGCTTACGCACTTGCTCAATAATCATTTCAGAACGAGCGCGATCTGGCGTACCCTCCACACTAGCAGCTGCGGAGTCAAGCGCGTTACGAATCCTCGGACCGTACTTAATGTTAGTAATCTGCTGCGACATGCGCACACTGGACACAGAGAAATTACGAAGTGCGTCCTCAGAATAACCCTTGCGGTCTTTACGACGGATGAATGCTTTTTGGAAAGAGTTCTCAGGCAGCGTCATCAAGTGCATTTGATACACTTCGGCGGTTAGCGAGTTACGGCTTTCCTCCGACAAGTCAGACTCGTTAAGCATCCTAAAGATGTCTTTGAGCAAGTTGCTCTTGTCCGCCATTTTGGCGCGTAGTGTCTTAATATCGTTGCCGTCGCTAAGCTCTCCATCTGCACGCAGCTTTTCTTCAGACCTAAAGTCCCCCCTAGCCCTGCGTTCACGTAAGAATTCCTGCACCGCGAGTTCTTTAGCTTTAGCGCCTTCGAACATTCTGAACACAAGTTGATTACCCTTGCCTGTCTGCATCCAGTATTGTCCGTACCGCATCAAAGGGAAGTAAGGCTGAATAACTTTAGCGTCGTCGTACATCTTCTGTAGACGCGCCATCATCTCCATCTTAGATGCAGGGTTCATCGTGGAGTTGTTTATGTTCTGCATCATTATGGCGAACACAAGCTTGCGGTTAGTCTCGTAGAAGTCTCTAGCTTCTTCGTAGACTTGTTTGGCGCTGTCGTTCAACCTAGCCCACATGTTGTTAAGCTCAGGATTAGACGTATTTTTGGATGGGTCTACGCGTTCTATAGTAGACGCGTGCATAACTTCACCCAACAACCTACGCTGCTTACGGTCTAGCAAAATCCACTTCTTGCCTGTTTTCTCAGCAATACCGAGTAGCCTGTGCCTAAATTCCGAGGCGTCACGGAACAACCTCTCTACCTCGGCCATACGCGGGATGTCTGCCCCTTCAGCCATACGGAACACAGTATCCCTAGGTACCAACGGCAGGAATGTCTCTAGTACTTTAGTATTCAGAGTGCGGACGTTAGCAACCAGATAGCGTTTAAGACCGTCATAAGTACGGGCAGTAACATTAAGCGCGCCAATTCTATCGAGCAAGGTCTCAGGGTTAGGGTCGCCCGAGATGTCTAGCTCCTGCTGGAATGCTTGATCTTCGGCATCCCTTTCTTTATCTGCGTCTGTCTGCCCTTTACGGCGACGGGTAGGCATAGCATGGCGCGGTGCTTTTTTCTCCTCGCGGTAGGCCGCTTTAAATTCAGGCTTCTCTTTAGCTGGCGCAGACGGAATCTGCTCGGTAACTTTAGTTGTGGCGGGTTCTACTTTTTGGCGCGCAATATCCGTAGCGGCAGCAGCTTTACCGTTAATAAACTCCATGGTGTGCGCGGGGTTCTCCGGCACAATAAACAGCTTAGCCCCATCGATCTGTGTTTCGTGCCCGGCGAGTAAGTTACCGTAGACGGCCTTGGGCACGTTGATGCAGCCAAAAGAGTAACGAGAATCTTCAGGTCCCGGCTTCTCTAGCGCGGCCAAGCGCTGCTTAGCGTCCTTCTCTTTAGTCCAGACCGAGTGGAACAGAGTAACCGAATACTCGCCATCGATAGCTTTGTCGAGTACGAACACTTTGCCGTAGTCGTAAGCGCCAGCCGTTTTAGCCTCACTACCCCCACGTGCGGCGTCGCGTAGCCCCATGTTAAACAGGCCAGCGGGGGTAATGCGGTTCTGGACTATCTCAGTATTGCCACGGTAGTAGTCGCCCGGAGTCTTACCCAGCAACACCTTGCTTTGTATCAGCAGTTTGCCGTCAGGCTTGAATACATAGACCGTAGCACTGGGCTTGTCCGTGATAATGAATAGCTTGTTTGTAGCCTGCAGCCCTTTAGCCAGCGCGGGGTACAGCGTTTCATATGCTTGCTTGCCGCCTTCAGACATACCATACACATCCGCCGGTACTTTCGCCCTAACCTGAACAGTCTTAGTAACCTTAGTAGGCATGGCTACTGGTATGGTAGGCGTCATGAACGAAGTGTTAAATACCATGATTGCGGCCAACATACCGGCCTGCAGGCGCTTAATAATGTCGTGCAAAACACGAGAGACCGCATCTAACCCCTCGTTCATTGCCAGCACTACGTCGTCTACAAACTTACGCTTAGCTGTTTCATTGTAGGAAGTTTCGCCGTAGTGTTCGGCAATAACTGCTTTATCTTCCTCGTCTAGCTGCTCATGGATAGAAGCATTCTGCACATCCTCCTGAGCTTCACCAATAGGCTCAAGGGACTTAACTTCCTCGCTAGTAGCTGCAGATCGGGCGCTTTGCTGGAACAACTTTCTGTAAAAAGCGGCATTCGCATCCGTCCAGCGAGTCTTTTCCTCCGGCTGTTTAGCAGATTCTCTAACCTTAGCGCCCTGCTCAGACCACAATCCTTGGTATTCAGCTAGCCACACAGGATTGCCGAACGCTTCAGTAACAGGCGCGGTTACCTTTTTTACTTTTTCAGTAGGCGCTTTAAACTCGGGTTTAGCGGTGGGCAGGCGTGGCTGTTCCGCCTCTTCCTCAGCGGCTTTAAGTGTTTCGAGCGCGGCTTTGCGCTGCCGCTTAGACGACTTTACCTTTGGCTCAGGCGGGGCTTCCTTAGGCTCAATAGTGCCTTCCCACAAACCTTTAGCACGTTCACGCTGGGCGGGAGTAAGGCTACGGATGTACTTGTCAGCAGCTGCGTAGGCAGCGATAGGGCGGCGCTTAAACTCTTGGGCAGCGCCGTACAGGCTTGTATACAGCCCATCGAGAATCATCTCCCTTATACCGTCGCGGTAATTAACTTCTTCTGCTGAAAGACCGACCACTTCTGGCTTAGCCAGCTTAGTAGCCATGCTAACTTCAGCTTGAATATCCCGAGCAAGATTAATAATTTCTTGCGCCTCGGCTTTGCGCTCAGCTTCTGATTTAGCCTCTTCAGACTTTTTACGCCCAGCGCCAGCCTTCCGCACGCGGGGGGCGGCCTTTAGTTCGCTAGTTATATTTTCAGCTTTGGCTACCGTGTCCTGAATGACTTCTGGCTCAACCTCAAGGTCAGCGTTACGGAACGCTTCTAACTCAAGCTCGGGTGCGGCTCGTTCGGCGGCGGGAGCGGCTGCTTCTTCCGGTCTTTCTTCTTTTGCTTCGACGGCTTTAGGGGCTTCAGGGCCACGGGTTTCCTCTTCTACAGGCTTAATAACTTCAGTAGGAGTCGGTGCTTCCACCGCTTCGGTAGGGGCAGCTTCAGCAGCTGGCTCAGCACGTACCTCGGGTTGTTCTGCCACCACTTCAGTAGCAGGAACACGACGTTCAGCAATAGGAGCAACGTCAGCAGGGCGTGCGCCATCTAATTCCTCCAGTCGTGCGTATGCCGCTTCCTGATATTCGTCAGGTGTAGGGTTCTTAGCCAATGTGCTACGCACCCAGCTTTCGCCTAGGATAGGGCTAAGGTCAGGGTAGGCTTCTTCGCGGAACGCACCAGATACCCATTCAAAACTACGCTGCTTTCTATTTTCTAGTGCAGCACGTTCTGATTCTTCTCTTCCAACAGATTGTCTAACAACACGGCTAGCAGCATCCAGTCCTCGCTCGATAGGGCTTTCAGGTCTTCCGGCGGCTCGCTCTCGTCCGCTAGGCATTTCAGCGCCGTACTCACCTGTGCTTGGCTCAGTGACAAAAGATGGTGGCTCGGTGCTAGGAACATTCTCTCCCTCCATTTGCAGCATGGTGCGCTCGGCCCGGCCAGCCATAGTCCGCGCTTCATCTTCAGGGCTTTGCCGTTGTATAGCTCTACCCTCCCCGCCAGTAACAGGGAAAATTAAAGCGCCTACATCCTGCTGCGCAATGAGCTGTGCGTCCTCAGGGGCAAAGCCTTTAGCGATATACGCTTGCGTAAGAGCTTGCACTTGCGGGTCTTCCGCAGGGGCTTCAGCCATAACCGGCGCGGGGGTTGGCGCGGGAGCAGGGATAGGTTCAGGTGCAGCAGCTTCTGCAGGTGCTTCCGGGGTAGGTGGCGCGGAAGGCGCTGCACCTTTTTGTAAATATTGCTCTACAAGTTGGCGAGTAGAATCTTCTACAGTAGCTTCAGGCGCTCGACCTCCTAGGGCTTCCACCCCCTTACTAAGAACTTTAGCGCCGCCAGCCATCAGACCAGACTGCATAAACGTCTGTACCGTCGTATCGCCTACCTGTTGTAAATAGTCCCCCAAATTAGCATCGGGGCGCAAACCTATAGGGGATAAGTCAGTTAAGAATTGCCCTGTAGTGGTAGACAGTTCGCCCGGTAGTTCTTTCTTCAGCGTGTTACCCAGCCAGCCTTTAAGTACATCCTTAGACATACCCTGAGTAGCCTGACGGATTTTATCCATCTGAAACTTAAGGCCGAGTTTTTCTCCGACTACTTCGAAAGCAGCAAACAGCCCCGCACGGGCAGCGGCGTCACTACCCATTAACCCTTTAGCCGTACCCTCAGAGTATTCTTGCCCGAATGTCTGGGCGAACATAGAGCCCAGCACTAACGCTTCAGAACCAGTAGCTACGCCGCCGATAAGTGCAGGGAGTTGTTGGGCTATTGAATTAATAGCGCCTTCGAACATACGCCCAGCGTACACAGGGTTTTCACCCATAGACTGAACAACGTTCCTAGCTTCTGCTGCTTGCTTGCCAAAACTAGCGGCAAACTCATCAGCCCCCAGTAAATCTGACACAGCCTGATTAATGCCTAACGCACCTTGCTTATACCCTTGCCACCCAGCCATAGCGCCACGGATAACAGGATTGGCATTCTTGTATTGCTCGTTAATTTCGAAGTCGAATTGCGTGGGCTCTAAAGCACCTTCAGCTTGTATAGCCTGAATTTCTTTGCCCGGCGTGGCTCCTAGCTCTGCGGCGCGGGCACCGGCGGCGGTAGCAAATGCAGGTTTTTCCCCTTGTTCAATCAGACGCTGCGCACGTTCCTCAGCGGCGGGGGAAAGCTTTTTCTTTGCGTATTCAGGGGCTTTCTCCGAGCGTTTATATTCCTGCGCCCGCTGACGGATAACATCGCCCACTGCGCCGGGGGCTTGCTCTAGTTCAGCACGTTGTTTGGGGGAAGCGGCGTCGTATTTAGCTTCGATAGCGCGGCGAACTTCCGGGCGAAGCGGGGCAAAACTAGGGGTTTCTACTGGGGATGGCTTAGCGGTGTCCATCACACTACGACTAGGTTTAATAGCAGTAGTGTCTTCGATGTTCTCGCCCATAAAGCCGTACGCCCCTTCAGCAGGGGCGGCTTTTTTAGGTTCTGGCTTAGGTTCAGCCTTAGGCGCGGGTTTATTAACTAAGTGCGTGACTATATCGCTGTCGGAGTATCCAGCTTTACGTGCACCTTCTAGGTCAAACCCTCTTTGCCCAGCCAGATACGAGGCAATATCTGCCTCTGAGTATCCAGCTTTTAGCGCACCCTCAACGTCGAACGCCATGTCGTACCTTTATTTTTTATCGAATGCCGATAGTCCAGACAAGTCTTTCTTTTTCTCGTCCTTTTTGGGTTCCGGCTTTTTAGCCTCAGGTTTTTTATCTGCTAACGGGTTAGGCGCAGTATCTGTTTTAGGGACCGCTGATTGGCCGCCGGGACGAGGTAGCAACTCAAACCCGCCTTGGTCGTACAAGTCTTGGTGTATCTTTGTCTTTAGCTTACTTGTAGAACTATTCGGGTCTTTAGGGTTGATCTTGGCTGCAGCATCTTTCTCACGAGCTTGCGCAAGGGCTTTACGGTTGTCTTCGTCGAACCGCTCAACGTCCATGGTAGCTCTACGCCAGTCTTCTTTCTGCTTACGGCGTTCTTCATCCTGACGAGTTTTAGCATTTTGCTGCGCAGCGCCAGCTTGTTCTGCAGCAGCAGCGGCCTGAATATTATGGTACCCAAGCCCCATCTGTGTCGATACGACACCCGGTTTAGACGCCTGCCATGCTTGCGCAGCAAGCATTCTGGTAACGGGTCCCGGCGGGAATTTTTTGGGGTCTTGCGCCACCAAGCCTTCATACATAACCTGAATACCCAGTTCATCACTCTTAGGATGTTGAGCCTTAGCAACTTCTAGTGCTTTCTTAAAATCGGCGTCTTTCATCGCTAGGTCGTACTTGTGCTTCATTAGGTCTTGGCTAACCTTGAAGTACATCTGACCAGCTTCTTTAATTTCCTGACGCGCACGGTCTTCCTCGCCTAGCTTACGAGAGTACTCGGCACGGTTGATCTGACGCTCGGACTCATCCAGCTGGGCCAGCAGCTTACGCTGCTCCTTACGGTCAAGCTCGGACTTCTCGATCATCTCCACGCCAGCACGATTCATAGCTACCAACGTAGGGCCGGGCAATGTACCCCAACGGGTTAGGAAATTAATTAGACGATCTTGCGCGGTTTCTTGTTCCTCTTCCTTAGCCTTGGCACGCCGTTCTTCAATCTGCTTTATTTCTTGCGCGAACGGAGCGGGCATACGTAAGTCTTCCCGTGTTTTCTGGTTCATCTTCATTTGCTCGACCAGCGGGCGCTCTGCAATAGGCTTAAGGCGAGCAAGTTCTGCCTGCATGCCTTTTTCTACGTCAGTGTTAGCAACGGCAGCGGCATCGGGTGCAGCGGGTTCTTCCGGCATTGCTTGTGTTATACCGGCAGCGGAGCCACGCTCAAACTCTTCGGGGTAAGCGTCGGAGACAGGCTGGCCCGGAATATTCGAAGTATCGGTAGGGATATCTTCCTTAGATTTTTTATCTTTAACTACGGATGATTTTTTACCAGCGAAAGCCACGATACCGCCCGGAGCCATCTTAGGCATGCTGGAGCGCAAGTGCTGACGCCGCGCCATCTCAGCGGTCATAACTTCTTTAGTAGCAGCATCTGTCTCAGGGTCTTGAATCTTGCCGGTAATATCTTTATCGGAGAACCCTTTGACCATAGCCTGCAGTTTGCCTTCCGGTACGCCAGTAGCAATACCGCCAGCAGCCATCTTAACCACGCCGCCTTCTTTACTACCGGGGGCGCTAGGGAACGCCTTGTTGTACTGCTGCACAAGACCAAGGCCAGTACCTATAGCACCAGCAGCTTGCGCCAAACCAGAAGGCTGCGCCTGATACATCTGAGATGTAGAGGCTTGCATAGGCAAACCCCGCAACATGTTAGACATAACACCCAGTTGCATAAGCGGGTACTGCTGCCCCGTGGCGTAGTTCTGGATAGCCTGATTAATGACCTGCTGTTGCTGCGCTTGGTCGAGGCCGCCTGCCTGCATCTGCGCCTGCAGTGTTGCCATATCCTGCTGATATTCTTGCTGCCCTTGCTGCCCAAGGAGTTGAGCGGCGTTCAAGGCTTGGCCGTATCCTTGAAGCCCTAACTGCGCGCCGAACTGACGAGAAGCTTCCTGAGCTGCCTGTGCCTGCTGTTGCGCTTGCAGATTCTGAATAGCAGCTTGTAAGTTAGCGCCTTGGTTAGCCTGCTGCGCTTGTAGGTAGGCAGCCTGCTCAGCATTAAACTGCCCCATGCCCTGACCATACGCTTGTTGTAGACCTTGGGCTTGAATGTCGCCCAGCTGAGTTGCAAGATTACGCTGACGCTCAGCCTCTACGATAGCCTGACGAGAACCACCATAGGCACCCTGCCCCACGGCCTGAGCCTGATTCTGCATGCGCTGCATTTCACCTGCGCGGCGTGCTTCACGTTGCTGAGCCGCAACCACATTTTGCATGTACGGGGACATGTACGCCTGAGAAACGCCGGGCGCGGTAAAGCTATCGGAATACACCTGCTGTGGTTTACCTAACTGAAACCGTTCTGCCACAAGAGGGGAGTAATACCCACTAGCCGCAGACTGCCCCGCTACATTCCCCGCGATTTGGCTAGCAGCTGCGCCTTGCTGCGGGCTTACATAATTCCCGATACCCATCATTGCCTGTTGCTGCAAAGTAGACATGGGGGCTACAGCTGCTTGAGCTTGCTGCTGTGCGGTGTTGGTGTACATGATGCGGCCTTGCGCATCGCGCATCGGATTACCTTGGGCGTCTGTCTTAAACGTAGCGCCGTACGGCATATACTCTTTAAACCCTGTGGGGGTGAATTGCCCCTGCGCATCTGAGGTACCGGTAAATAATTGCCGCTGCGTAGCCCCCAGCATCTGCTCCACGTAGGGGCGAGCGTACTCAGGGATGTTAGTCTGGTACGATGTAGTCTGAGAAGGGCCGCCACCTCCGCCCATGTAGAACGTGAACCAGTCAGGGTTAAACAGCAGCTTGAAGAAATTCATAATTTTGCCCCTACAATCGTATACTTTTCTTTTAGTCCAAAGCGGCTTAGTAAGCGCACGATAGACTTTCTCCCTGCAGCCTCAATATATGTAGCCCCGAACCCACGCACTAACGCTACGAGCTGGCTATATGTATCTTGGTCGATAATAAATTTACCGCCTACATTAGTAACAAACGCCACGCGATCGTTAGGGCGAGTAACAAAATTTATTGTCATTGCCCCGTGTATCTTGTTATCGTCGTCTACTGCTACTACAAGCATCCATTGGCCTGTAGTCACTAACATGTGTATCTGCTCTATCGTATAGTCGCCCTGTGCATGCTCTAACTCCGCGTTTAAGAACGGTTCTACGCTAGCCCATATTTGATGCCTGAATTCTATCGGTACATGCTGTATATTCATGCGGGCAGATGTTTGTCTGCTTTAGAATCCACAGCTACTTTATCTTTACCTATAGATTTTTTACGGCCTCTTTGCACCCTGTCCATCATTCCGTAGAGCTTTCTGGCTCCGGCTTCGGTGCTACCGTTTCCGAGTTCTGACACGATACGTGCAGGGACCACAAATTCACCATCAGCCAGACGAGCAGGCTGCTTAGCGCCAATAACAGCAGGGATCGAATCGCTAACGCCATCGCCGGGACCTTTCAAAAGCCGACCGCCATCAGAATACCCACCAAGCCCGTGCATAATACCGCCGCTAGCGGCTTCTTCGATATCGCCGATATGCCCCGCCTGCGGGTCTTTAACATTAGGTAAGGCAGATTTAATGCCGTACTTCTTCATCATGGCTGACATTTCAGCTTGAGCCGCAGTAGCAGGGCTAGACAACATTTGCGCTTTGCTACGAGGGACAATCCCGAACCCTTCAGTCTTATGGGAGACGCCCATGTCTTTAATTTCGGGGGTCATCATGTGCGAGTATTGCTTCATACGCGCCGAAGCTCTAGCACTCTCGCGTTCTTCCTTGTCCTCATCTTCCTCTGTTGTGCCACCGCTAGCAAACGTGGGCATACCTGTATAAGGGTCTAAACGGGCAGAATCCGCAACATCCAGCACGTTTTGCGAAACAGGCCGCTGCTGCATAGGGGAAGAGTAGTTCAGGCCGCCAATGTTAGCCATGGGGTACATAGTATTCGCCCCCGTAGCGTTCATATTAGACATTTGCTCAACAGGTCCGACAGCGCCACCATCTGCAAAGCCAGTTTTGCCCGGCGAAGAATACGGGTTAGGAGTCCAGCCTTGGAACTGGGACATATTAAAAGGTTTAAACTTTTCTTTGCCCGGCTGTTCTTGATTAAACAGCCCAAGTGATTTAGCCGTGCTATATGCGCCTAACGCTTGTAATGGCATAGGGGCTTTTCTATATTGCTCGTAGGCGTTTTCAGCAAAATTTCGCGCCATATTAAAGCCGTCCAGCAACTTATTTCCCGTACCCGATGGAGGGGGCGCTGTATCGGGAGCGATGCCTGAATATTGCCCAAACTGCGCGGGGGGTTCTGCGTAGGCTGATTGCGTGGCACCTGTCATATTCCCCGGCAGCTGGTTAATACCGCCCGGTGCGGGGCCCGCTTGGCCGCCTTGCATAGCCGTAGCGGCGTTCGTTAACCCTGCCGGAGGGGGCGTTGTAGCCGGGGGTACGGGGGCTGCACCAACAGCGCCGGGTACGTTAGCTTGAGGGACAATACCCATAGGGCCGCTAGCAGGGGCAGCGGAAGTAGCGGCAGTAGTGATCTCAGGAGCGGCTGTAGCCGCAGTGCCTACCCCCTGCGAAATAGCCTGCTGTTTAGCTAGATCAAGCCCAGCTACAGCGGGGTCTAGCCCGCCCGCTGCCACAGCAGAAGTAAGTTGGGGGGCCTGTGTAGCTACGGCAGCTAATTCAGGTGCGGCGGCAGTACCAGCCATAGTGCCTAACGCGCCAGCTCCTGCATTTAATGCGGCGGCGGTACCAGCCGTTGCGGCAGCGGCCTCAAGCGCAGCGGCAGTAGAAGCTGCCGTAGCTGCGCCTTCCATAGACCCTAGAGTAACCGCCACCGTAGCGGGGTCGTTATACAGCCGTCTGCCGTCAGCGAAATAGCCGTTGAACTTGTTAGGGATTCTCATAAGAAGTTACTCCTGTCGCAGCGCATTTCAACGCCATGTTCGCTTTCATTGATTTTAACAAAGCCTAGCCGTTCACAAAAGCGCAATCCGGCTAGATTGTCAAGGCCGACGATAGTTATTGCCGACCCGTGCTTATCTACTACTTCCTTAAGGGTAGCCCGGATGTGCCCCCGGATGGACGCCTTAGGCTTAACCCCGTACCCTACGTGAATCTCATTACCTTTTAGCAATACTCCACCGATTACCCGCCCACCTTCCGTAAGAGGCACTATGTCCCAGTCTTTCAGCGCCTCTATATACTCCGCTACCCCCATCTTTAGTCGGTGTTTTACCGACGCATATACCATCAGAAGCGCGTAGTCTTGCGGCGTCATACGTCTAAGTTACTAACAAATATAATCGACCCCACCGCTGAGGGGGTACTCGGCATAGCAAAGGGGCTAGTCTGCGCTGCGTACGTTGCCATGTAAACCCCGGTACCTCCGCCAGAAGTAGCTGCTTGGTTAGTAGCCCAGTACAGCGCTATTTTTTCCCCGGCAGGAACTTCAAACGTCAGGCTAGAGTAAGCCACCAAATACCCCGGAACACCGCCATGACTGTTTGGTATAGAGAACCTGCTGCCAGACCCCGCAACATCATAGCCATCTACATGCAGCCAAACGTACACATCATGAATCTGAGTGTTGGTATTAGCAAACTGCAAACTGTAGTCGATCTTGTAGATACCCGCCATATCGGTTTGAGCGGTGTTATCTATGTTTAACGTGAATCCGATGTTGGAATCAGTTTGCGTCCATTTAACAATAGTCGGCGTATTAGTAGCCGTGGCGTACTGGTCGGTATTGTCCTGCGCAGCAATATGAGGGAACGCTAAGAACCCCCCTCCCCCGCCGGGAGCCAACAGGGCGCTGTTTTGATTGTCCAGCTGCGTGAAATACAGCCGCAAGACATTGTTAAGTTGGTCTTGGTATTGCCGAGCATAGCTAGACGGCGCTACAGGCAGCGAGGGGGCTTTGGCGGTGACTAACGGTTTCATTAACGCCTACCATCTGGTCTAACATCAATGCGCGGCGTACCTAGCTGCCATTGCGTACCTACAGTATCCGAGCTAATCTTAAACGCCATCTGTCGCCCACGTAAGCGCGTGTATACAATCTGCGTAAACTCTTGCACTGTATAGTTTCGCTGGTTTGCATAAGACTGGTTAGACTGCACTATCGGGGTGTCTGCTACACCATAACTCGCACCGGGGTTTTGACGCGGGCGTACTGTGAATATGACTTCTGGTTTATTTGGCGCGGGGGTAGTAGACCCGTCAAACGTTACGTCAGGGATCATCCTCCAAACAAAACCAAAATTGTGGCCGTCCCCGATATCAAAATCGGAAGACTGGATATACGACACGATAGGGAGCACGGTGCCCTGTACGGTTTCATCATCAACCCCGTTTTCGTGGAACACCACCGTGTGATTATAAGTAGCCGCCATAGGGTAATCTCGCAGCGGGCTGTCTAACCATGCTGTACGCGGCATCGAGCCGTAATACCATACTTGGTCTAGGTAGTTATATATTACGTAACGATCTACGGTAGTAGAGTTAGCTGAGCAGTAGAACCACCAGACTTCACTGTAGCCTTCGTTCGTACCAGAGAAGACCTGACCACTCTGAGTAGTATTAATATCGCCAAACACGTACTGGCGTAAAGAGCATGGTAGGGTCTCAACGCGACCAGAGTACGCATAGAACTTATCGACACCCATCCAGTACGTAACGTTATTAGCAGTAGCTACAGCGTTTTGGCTGATAATCGATATGTTGCTGGCTAAGATGTTAAAGCCCCATACATACGGAGGGCCAAGGTACTGCATCGAATACACGGCAGCATCCGTAAACACCAATATCTCTTGGCGGGTCTGTTGCGCAGCGACGATATACGACCCCGAGCTAAGCCGATAGCTACCTGCTTGATTAGTAGCCGCAGGGCTCCATACTTGATAGTTTTCTTGATCCGACCAACGAACGAGTAGTGGGTCCTGCTCAGAAGTACCGTAGTCATTAGCGCCAAACGCGATAACAAACCTAGACGCATCAGACACCATGATTAACGAAGCTATACTCGGGCAGTCCGCGTCAGTCTGGTAAACACCTGAACTCGTCGGAGATAGCAGCTCCGCACGGTTATTTATGTTAAGGATATTGTTAGTGTAGTTCGGCACCCACATGTAGATGCCGCCGTTCGTAGGGTTAAATAGTAAGTACTCCCCGAAGTTAGCTTCGGACCAAAGACGTAACTGTTGAGGGATGCCGAAGCCAGACGAGTCACCCCATCCGGTGAACGTAGTAGCCAGAGTAACTACAGCGTTATCTAAATGCGCAGCTGCAGTAGTACCCGCCACGCCACGAACGCACCCCGTAAACGTAGTAGGGGTTTTACCGCTATACGTTATAAGCTCAGCACCAATGAGTAAAACACCCGAGCTGGTAAACGCCGTCGTAGAATCTACAGTAATAGTAGTAGCAGAATCTGAAATACCGCCGTTAAGAAGAGTGGACCCGGTATTACTTACATAGCCGCCCCACAGACCGGTGCCCCATCCAGTCTGATACACAATCGTAGCAGGGCCAATGTTTAGCTGATACGCCGCCGATACTGAAGCCCCGCCACCAGTAGTAGACGCGTTCGCAGTGGTGGCAGCGGTAATCGAATAGCTGTTTGAGGTGATGTACGTAATTGAGTACTCGCCGTTTAGGTCGAGCCCCGCTACGGAGGAAGCCCCTGAAAATGTAACGTAGTCCCCCTGTACTGCGCCGTGGCCGGGGGCGTTCACGATAACAACAGCAGACCCGTTAGTAGTAATAAAAGGGTCAGTAGGGAGCGTAGTCGTAGCGCGGATAGGCGTAACGTCGTTGTACGCACCGCCGTTCTCTATATAGTACTTAAGGTTAGTGCCAACCCCTAATAGGTTATAACCCTTAAGGGTCACCCAGTTCCACAGGGATCGCGCTATACCTAAGTATGTAGAGCTAGATATGGGAGTCCAGCCGCCAATTTTTTGCGGGTAGCCCGAGCGGAATCGAATCTTATCGCACTCGAACCAGCCGCCTTCATTAGCCAGCGTAGTCGATTCGCGGTTGACTCCGGGGCGAAGTTGTAGTTTCTGTAAAGGCATTTACTTACCCATGAACAAAGCGCGTTCGTCGTTACGCCTATTAACTAATCCCTTAAGTACTTTAGGCCCTGCTCTTGTATATTTCAAAAATTCTTCTGCTGCGCCGGTTATATCGCCACGGTTAAACTTCGCTCGCAGCGTGCTTCGCTGTAAAGTACCTAGCCCGACGTTGAAGCTAAAAGAGACCAGAGCGTCAAGCCAGCCTTGCTTGCTAGCAGCGCCGGGACAAAAACGTAGTACCCCCACTTCAAACCGTCTGAGATCGCTTGCGAGAATAGCATCTACTTCCTCCATGGTAAACGCCCGATTGTCTTGCGGGCGCAGGGGGATAGTCATTCTATCCTCCAGCTTTAACCGGCCTTGCTCCGGGTACATTACATGCCCTACACCAATAGTCCACAAGTTAGCGGGGCAGCGATAAGGTTTAGTCCGCACCCCCTCGTGGTGTTTAATCATATCTAGTGCCTTTTTGCTAATAGGCATGGTTACTTCCCGAACGCCCGGCCACCAAAATGGAAAGCAATAATCGAGGCAAACAGAGCTTGCGTCTCGTCGTCCCACAGTAGATCAGCCAGCGTTTTAAAGTCCGTACCTTCCCGCCAGCCGTACACAAAGAGGCCGATGTCGATCAGCGCCAGCAGACCAAAGAAGCAATAAGTCAGCACCGGGCGCACAGAAGCACGGAGGTCTTTAATTATCTGGCTAGTGCCTTCGCCCAGCGCCATGTCATGCGCATATAAGGCTTGCATCTCGGCTTGCTGAGCACCTATCAGCGCCATTTTCTCGTCAGACGTCGTCTGTGTCTTTAGCTCGTCGTATTTAATCTCTTCGATTTTTTGTTGCGCGGCGTAGCCTGCCTGCAGGAGCATCATCTCCCGCTCGGTCTGCATCTTGGCTAATTCGATTTCGTGTTTTTTATCCGAACGGTCCTGAAAGAAGTCTAAGATTTTTGGGACACCGCCCATCAAGAATGACATTAACGTCGATAACATAGTAAGCATCATTCACCTCTTTCCTGTATTTCTCTAAGGATACGAACCTGCAGCTCCCGCGCCCGTTCTATCTCAGCCTGTAGTCGGACATTTTGCGCTTTAGCGACTTCTAGCGCGGTGTTTAAATCCATGTACATGACACCTAACACCGGCATCACAATGACAAACAGAAGACTGACCACCAAGAGCACGACGAGAAGTGTCCACGGTATGTGTGGCTCGTCCTTATTAGCACCATCAGATAGACCGTCCATACGACTACGAACAGAACTGCTCCAATCCATGCTGCTTTTTCCTTTAGGTCCTCCACCACCCTTCTGCGTCGCCATTCCGCCACCTGCTGTCTATACTGCTCCTGCCGTCTAGCTTCAGCCCTTTCTTCTCTGATCCTGTCGCGCATCTTTTCAAACTCGGACCAGATAGCGCCTAATTCAGGAGGGGCGTGGTACACCATGGTTTCCCTAAGCTCTTGCTCTACCCTGTTTAATTCCTTCTGCGCCATGATGCGGTTAAAGGCTTCTTCATTTATAGACAGCCCAGCATCGCGCACCTTTGTAGCCTTAACTGCTTCTTCCTCTAAATGTTTTTCTAACTTTTCGTGCGCCCCGAAAAACGTTCTCAGGTGACTACCTATTTCCTGTACAACATCTTTAGCTTCACCTAGCGCATCTACAAGCTCTACCCCTTCAGCTTTGTACTCTTGATACAGCTCACAGCCTTTCTTTACCGCAGCTGTAGCTGTTTTTACTGCGGCTAGAAGGGTAAGAGGGTCCACATCACTTATAGCGCGGAAATATCAGTCGTTGACAACGCCGGAGGTGCTGGAGGTTCAGGCTTAGGCTCCGCTACAACAGACTCTACTTGCTCAGCAGGGTCTAAAGCGTCTACATACTCTACCGCCTCGCCTTGTGTGTAAGCAACCCAGCGCCCGCTAATCTGTTCCCATTTCCATACAGCGCCGGGAATTTCTTCAGGTTTTGGCAGACGAATAACCCAGCCCGGCGGGCTCCACCAAACTACTTCTTTGCCGGGGGGTGCATCAGGCTTATCGATAATTTTTACCCAGCCTTCCCCCTCACCAATCTGCGGCTGAGGGTAGCTTCCATTTTTAGAATACAACATTCTTACCTCACGAAGTTGCAAAAGGAGCGTCAGGTACTAGGAACGACGACGTATATATCGCGTAAGCCGTAACCCGCGCATCATCTATGTAACCGTTAAACGGATTATTAGTAGCGTCTGTTGTGCCTACAAAGAAGTTACCGACACAGTTGTAGCTGTTGGTGTTAGTCGCGCTACCTATCTGTGATCCATCTATAAATGCACGAATCGTCCCCGACTTTCGCGCTACAGCCACGTGATACCAACGCGCAGTAACCGGCGTCCACGGGAAAGAGGTATCGAAAGCTACATTTAACCTGCCTATGCGGAGAGTGTTGTCGGAGTTAACCCAGCGTATCTCCCACGTGCCGGTATCCGAGCCGCCAAAAATTCCTTGCGCCGTAGATACGCCGTTAAAGTAAATCCACCCTTCAGCAGTAAAGTCCCCTGTACCAAAACTAAAATTAGGGGTAGTAACACTAGACAGATAACTTCCGAGTGTGCCGGGTAAGTAGATGGAGGAGCCGCCCCATTTACTCTGAGCAGTGCTAATCTGGGCATTACCAAGAGTGACCCAGTCATTTTCGGCGGTAGCGTCAATCACCTGCCCGTTAGTGCCGTAGATCATCTCTAGCGTATTAGCGTCAGTGCTTAGCGGTGCCGTAGGTACAGTAATTGAGGTGGCAGACGCACTATATACAGCGGTTTGTGTAAAACGAGGGTTAAATATATACCCACTATAGTCACGGGTAATCGTCGCATCCGAGAAGCGGCCAATCACACTGTTCGCAGCTTGGCTGTATGACGCATTAGTAGCAGGGCCCCATGGCCATACATACGGCGAACCCGTACGGACCGTCAACGCAGTGCCGCCAGTGTTATTTAAAAGAACATTACTAACACCCGCGATGATCCTATCGCCTGCCGAAAACCCGAACCCTGTGTATGGCGGGGTAATAGAGGTAGACGTAGGAGCGTAGTACACGTTAGAGGATAACCGCATGTTAGCTTCATAAATCAAGCCGTCGCCGCCCCCTCGACCACCAATAACGTATGTATTACCGTCACCACTAAAGTTCTTAGTGTAGTTGGTGTTGCTATACACACGGGTACCGTTAATCCACGCCGCCAAGTGAGTACCGCTGCGTACACATGCACAATGCACCCATTGGTTCTGAGGCACCGTAGGCTGCGTGAATACGTTACCACCAGCAGTGTGAAAAATTAAACAGTTATTGTCACCGACCCGCAGCTCGAACGAGTTAGTGTTAGTGCCCGTAGACAACATGAAACCCGACGCGAAGTCAACGTTCGGGCGGTATACAAAAAACTCAGCGGTAAAGTTGCCAGTACCGAAGTTAGCTGACGCGCCCGGCGCATTAAGGGAGCCACCACCTTGTACAGCCAAAGCATAATTACCTGCAGAGTTAGCCGCACTAGGGCTAAACTGATAAGTAGAGAAGCCGGTGCCGGTGTTTACTCGATTACCATTCTTAAAGATACTGATACGGTCGCCTTCACGAACGACCGCCATGTGGGTCCAAGCATATAACGGGGGGCCGTTACCCGTACCTACGGACAAATTATCTGCCCAAGTACCGCTTGCGTTAGAAATTAAGCGGAAGCTGTTTATATCCTGCCCAAGGTTAATGTGAAAGCCATTGTTACGACCCCCGGTAGTGCCAATATTTGTTACGGCAAATACATCGCCGCCCGCAGAGCTACTACCGTATGCTAACGGATAAACAAACCCCTCCCATGTCCAGTTTCCGGTACCACGTATATACTGAAACTGATTAGCGGTATTAGTAATGTAATCGCCGTTACCATCAAAATATAAGCTAGCGCCGACTGTGGCTGCGGAGTAAGGCACGCCAGATGTGAACGGCGCAAACACCCGTATCTGGGGAGTACCGTTAGGCGTAATGGGGAAAGGTGTCGCACCCGTATTAGCGGTGCCCCTATCTGCAAAAGAATACGAACTGCAGGTTAGCAGCAGTGTTCCCGCCACATTAGTTAACGGGGTAGTAGAGGGGGTAAACGGAGAAGAGTATAGCGCGGTGTTGTTTAACCGAAGATTTGATACCCAAGCGGTTAACGGGAACGCAGAACCGCCTCCGTCGGTACCGATACGGACAACGCCGCTGGCATAGCTAGTTGCGTTAGTGAACGTACCAGCTACTACCCCGTTAATGTAACAAACAAATTGGTTAGCGCCCGTGCCCGACCGGACAAACGCCACATGGTTCCACGTGTTAAACGTAACTGTGCCTGTAGTAGTCCCGTCCGTTGCTACTAACGCTCTACCATAACCAAGGGTGCCAGTAGAATTTATAGTTACCGCAAAACCGCTACTAGTATCGTTCGCTAATATTACCTGATAGCCGCTAGCAAAATTTATAGGGTATATGTACCACTCGGCGGTAAAATTTGTAGTGCCAGAAATAGAAGCCCCTGCGGGGGCGGATATGGAAGGCTTAGTAGCTCCCTGCGCATCAAAATAATTACTCCAGTACCCGGCGGGCTGGCTAAACGGCGTGAACGAGCCCTGCGTAGGTTCACCGTTACGCGTTAAAGTAGCGCTTACCGCTGAGGTGTCTAAGAACGTGTTGTTATTACCCCCGTTAGTTCCGTTTCCGGGGAGCAGAGACACTACATAGTTAAACAGGGCTACCGGTGCTGGCAAAAGCCCTTTAGCGGCGCTCAGTAAGATATTAAGAATACCGGTCATTAAGTCACTCCATTACCGGAAATAAGCCATGTAGTCGAGGTTAATTTAACAGCGGTAGCTATACCGTACTGCGCCAACGAACGACTTCCAGTAGTACCAGTACCTGCAAGGTACATAGTGTCCGCCGTAATAGCAATTGTCACTACTTGCGAAGTCATATTAATAAACGTTAACACGGTACCTAAGGCGTACGGTACGTTTGCGTTCGAGTCGATAGTAAAGGTACGAGCATTCGCATCGGTAGACGGATGCAGTATTACTTTGCCAGAATCAGCTAGCACTGTAGTGTACGCAGCTGACTGACTATTTATCGGAGCGTTTATATACCCAATGCTTGACGAAGCAGGGGGGAAGGTCACCGTAGTGCTGTCAGTACCCGCTAGAGTCAGACTATTACTAACAGAGAACGACTTACCATCGGCAACCGCTAGCGTAGAAGCAGACGCAGGAGCGGTAATAGTCATCTTGTTGATAGTACCCACGGTAAGCGCCGGTGCGTAAGACAGCGCTTGCGTAACATTAGTACCATCGTTAAATACGACGGCAGAACCGCCAGCGACAATAGCAACCCCAGTACCTGTAGAGTTTTTTACAGTCACCGTGTCGGCAAGGCCGTTGTATACAATATATTGCTTCTCAATCGCTGGAACGATAAGATTCCTAGCCCCGCCCGAAGTGCCTACCAGATTGAGCCGCAGATTACGCGCAGTCTGAGTAAGGTTTGTATTGCTTAAGGTCAGGGTAACGTCCGCACTAGCAAACGTCACATCTGCAGAGCCAGTAATAGCCTCTTCGATAGCCGTGCCTAAGTTGGTGTTAGTTGTCGCACCCCAAGTACCAGACTGGTCGCCGGTGCCGATCAGCTCGATCTTTAAGTTGCTATATGTGCTTGCCATGATGTTTCCTTACTGAGTCGTATCTATCAGCTGCCAATCATTTGCTTGGCTGTCGTCTATAATTTCCCACAAAAATCTACGTGACGTAGAGTCGCTGGCGTTAGCCCCAGCTAGTACGGTCGATACAAAAATAGCCGCTGCGGATTGTGAGGTCTGCACCGCTGCGCTCTCGCTTATAGCCGAAGTAAATACGCCTAAGGAAGAAGTTTCCGCTTCAGCCGTAGAAGCTTCGGATACTACGGTACCAAAGGTAACCTGCGAAGAATATAAGTCTCCTACGCTGGAGCCTTCAAAAATCAAGTTATATAACCCGACAGCGCTGTCTATCTCCTCACTACAATCTACAAATTCTGTAATAGTTACAGGAAGAATCGTATTGCTGTAGGGGGAGTCTACGCCGCTAACACCCTCAATAACAGCGTTACCATTAAACTCAGCCTGCGCTATAGGTGTGTCTAAAGAGTCAACAAGTTCAAGGGTGTGGCAGTCAAACGTAAGGCCACCGATAGGCGCGTCAGTAGCATTTACGTTTTCTGCTATAAGTACACCAAAATCGACTTGCGCAACTTCGGTATCCGCAACTACTACAACAGCGTCCTGCACCTTAGCGCTATAAATACTTTGGGCGGTGGTATCCGTTGCAATCGCCGCGCCATACTCTGCTACTAGCGGAGTAAATCTCGCTGCACCTGCTGCGGTAGAAGAAGCGGCGGCAGTATTATCGGTTGTCCTCGTATAGACAGACCCACCCCAACCTGCTTCCCCCCATGCACCGCTGCTCCAGCCGCCCTCAGCCATTTATTAGCCTGCTACTAGTTCGTCTTCTGAAAACCAACGCTCGTGCGTGATACCGTTAGCGTCAGACCACTCTACGAGGTAAGTAATAACTCCGTCGTCATCCATGCGAAGTTTAGTTACTTGCCCGGTAGGGACAGTAACTTTAAGCGACACAGTCTGACCTTTAGCAAAAGCTGCCATGTTTATCTCCTATTAAACAGCATCGAGGCTGAACTGGTAGGTAACGCTAAGTACGTCGCCGGATACCACAGCACGGTCGCCGGGCGACTGGAAGTTAGCTACCGAGAACAGCACACCGGAAGTGCCCGACGATACGTTAGTCAAAAACGCGCCCGCGATAGTAGTGGTGGCGTTCATAGTAAACGACGCGGGGGAAGCGATATTGCTGATAACGGATGGGTCGGCAGTCGTTGCCGTGCCAAACGAAACAGCCTTACGGTTGCCGGTGTAACCCGTATCCTCCGACCAGCCAACGTGCGACGTTAGAGTATCGCCAGCGGCATAGCTATTGCCCGCGCCGGGACCCGTTACCAGACCTAGGTACCACGCAGCGGTATAGCCGCTACCTTTGAAGAACTGGGTATTCATATTCTGCAGGCCCTCGTTAACAACGAGGTTATGGGCACTTTCTTCCCACTTCAGGTTGCCGTCTTTGTCGTGGCAGGTCACAGTAAATACGCCGCCCGCAGACATTCTCTCAGTGTTGGCAGCACCTTTGACTACCTCGCCTGCTACAGCATCAGTAGATTTAACAAGTTCGTTACTCATGATAACTCCTTAAGGAAAACGAATTAAAGCCGTCGTCGCTGTGTTAGCAGGCATAGTGACGGTAAAAGTTTGATTACTACAGGTCTTATCAGACCCGAAGTCCAGCACCGCGACAGAGGAATTACTCTGTGACGCATTATAAATAAGGGCTCCTCGGGCGGTAAACGACGCCGCTGGCCACGACGGGGAAGAGAAATCAACATAGACCGTACCGTCAGCGCTTGCCGCTAACGTGACCCCTGTTAATACAACTCCCCCTGCCGTATACCCCCCACCTACCACTTCGTTCGTTGTACTGTACGCCGTAGTGGTGGGGCCAAGCGTTGCAAAGCCAGTGTACAAAGCGATTTTTAGGGTGTCCGTCAACAGCGCCTGCTGCCCTTGCAGCATCTGCTGTTTAAAACTAGTCGTAAGCCCTTGCTGGATAGCCATTACGGATTCACCCTAACCTTAGCTTGCCCATCGCGGTAAGTATCGCCTTGTTCAAGCCCTGCACCCAGACGGATAAGCTGCTGAAGCGCTTCTACGTATTTTTTCTCGTAGTAAGCGACCATGTCCTGCTCCCCTTTCATGTACACAATAGCCTCGACTAATGAACCGTACAACAGTACGGGGGAGTAGTTATCGCCAAGCCACGTACGCCCGTCAGCAGCAACAGTGATCGACTCGGGGTAATAGTAATAGTGAAGCTCTACGGTGTACCGCTGATCCGGCGTAGGGGCTAGGATCATAGACAGCTCGTCCGTCACAATACTATCTGCAACCGCAGGGCCAAACAGCGCGTAGTACTTTGGTAGTCCAGTATCGCTTGCGCTAGGATAGGCCGCCCGCATAAAGCTAACGTCTTTATTTAACAGATACTCGTAGTTGCCATCGTCATCGATTACTGCCATAGAAAACGTGGCTAGGTAGTCTCCGGGGCACGACAAATACTTATTGCCAGTAGAGGTAAACCCGAGCACGTTCTTACGAAGAGAAGGTAACAGTACCGTGTTATAGATGCGCTCTTCAGCCTGCGTAACAAAGACAGGAATATTCGCTACGAACTCTTGTTCGTAGTTTTCTGTATAAGATTTAATCGCAGCTACAAGCTCGGTATACGTCACGCTTTACTCCTTAGGCCATCGGGCCACGGGCTTTAACGCCTTTAGTCGCTGCGCCAGTACCACGAACTTTAATGCCGTCAGTTTTCTCAGCTTGGTAATTACCTTTGCTAATACCGCCGACCGACATGTTCATGCTATCCATGACTTTAGCGCCGGGCGCATACTTTTGCGCAGTAGTAATGTCAGTAGCTTCACCCTGCATAGTATGGGGGGCGGCGTAGACCGAAGCCTGTCCAACCTCTTTGCCTTTAACTTTCTCAGAGAATTTAGCCATTATCGACCCCTTGCGCCGCCGCGCTGGTTCATGGCCCGTGCCATGTTTCGACCATATTTTTTCATGGCCTCGCCAGTCACGCCACCTTTTTTCATCCCGTGCATCTTCTTCTCGTGGGACTTAACCTCTTGCTTGGCGATTTTTTTGATGAGGGGCTTATCCTGTTTAATATCCTCGTGTTTCATAATTACTCCTAAGTAATCGTTACCGTAACATTGCCTACTACACCAGCCGAGGTTAAGTAGTTCGGCGTAAGGCCAACGTCGTTAGCACTAGCGCCGCCTACCGGAGCCCAGCCCCACTGGATTACCCGACTGCCTTCACCGGGATCGCCAAAGTCTGTATCTAACGTTAGCTGCAATCCGTTATAGCCAGATTGATAATAGCTGTTATCCCGACGTGGCTCCCGTAACGCCTGCGGGTCGTCCACGGGGTACATACCTAATTGCAGCTGCGGCTGATCGGGTTCCCAGCAGGTCGGGCACACTTTAATGTTGACCTGCTTAGTCTTAATCGTCAGCTTTTTCAGCTCTTTCAGCTTATACCGAAACCCGCAGCGGTCGCACTCCGCAATGGCGTTTTTACCACTGGCAAACCGGTTACCCATTGTTAGAAAAACATCTCTCTAGGTACGAACCTAACTGGAGCCTTCTCCCTGTCTTCTTCCGAGGCTAGCATCCATGCTTCTTCGTACATTAACTTAAGTCCTGCTACACGGTCGGGTGCCACTTCGGGCTTCTTAACCGCAATCATATACGCTAAGCCAGCAGTCATAGCGTTTAAAAAGCGAAACGGTATATCTACTACGTTTGTGCCGTTACCCGCGTCAAAAATCCGTTTTAACCGCCAGTAATAAAACACATAGTACGGTTGTGCTTCTGTTCCTTGGTCGGGGGCGGGCCAGACATTAATCTGCGGGTACATAGGCGTAGCCGTGTTAGACCCTACTTTTTGTCCGCTCTGTCTATTTACCCATACCTGAATCGGCCTACCCTGTGCAAGCTTATTAGGGATTGTAGAGTAGGTAGAGACGGAGATACGAGTTATGTTTAAATCCGTCTGATTAGGGCCTTGGTTGGCATTAGTACGAATAACATGCTCAAGAAGGTCCACGGTATCACTAGGTAAATCATACGTTGTCACCCCTTGCTCAAGGTTGATATATCCTTGCTCAATAGTCCACAGATTAATCCCACGATTAGCCCACTCTGTTAACAGAAAATTAAGGCTTCGCCGCGCGGTACGAAAGTCATAACCCGTCCGCAGCTCAAGGCCACAACGTTCGAACGCCTCCTCGAATATTTCGTTGAGGTCGGGGTTAAAGCTAGTCGTGTCTGTGGTGTATGCCATTTACTTCTTCATCCCTTTTAGGGTTTCGGCAAGTCGCGCACGTTGCCCCAGTTTGCCGGGCTTTTTCGCAGCGGCAGCAAGCTTCTTTGCGGGGATCGGCTGACCCTCTTTTGCGCCAAGCTGAGCACGCAGAGCACCGGGCTTCTTTATTGCCTTCTGTATCCATTTTTCCGCCATTATCTGAACCTCGATGTTTTCTGTGCTATACCTTTAGGCTGCTTAACAAACTGCTTGCCTTTCGCCTTTCCTTCCCGCTTTGCCTTCGTAGTAGCAGCATACTCAGCGGGGCTCAACGCCTTAATCGCTTTTTCCGGGAGATACCTCTCGCCGGTCTTTGACGATGGCTTGCCTGACTTTGTTCGCCATTTCTGGTCCCCCCAGTCTTTCAAGCTTT